ACCAAAGAGGTAAAGGTCTAGGAGTAAAGCAATGAACTTGTTTGATTTTGAAGACCCAGTTCTGAATGAAAGGAACAACAATACGCCTGTTTATATAAACAGATACATTGCGCGTTCTTTGATAGATGTAGCTGGGTTGAAAAAAAAAGATCCTCAAGCATTAGCGGAGTATTTCCTACAAGTAGGAATAAACTCCGTTAAGCATTACAAGGATCAAGAAGTTAAATTTGATATTGAGAATCTTTAACTAAGATTTTTTAATATATCTTTGATGTTTTTGATAGCATCATTGTTTTTCATGTGTTCATCGTTGATGGTTAGTTGAGCTTGGTCTAAAGGTTTAGAAAACACCACATTTCTGTGAGTTATAGAAACAAAAGCAAATAAATCTATCTCATTGTTTTTATATTTTCTGTGTGCAACTCTTTGACCTTTGCGCATATCAAACCGCCAGTTGTTTCTGTGTTCTTCTATTTTAGATTGAGTTTTCACCTGGCATTTATACAGCTTTAGGTTGTGTTCAAAGATGATATCTGCGGATGCGTTGTGTGGTACAACTGCTACTGTGTCACAAACTTGAGAGAGTATGGCTGCTGTGAGATATTCACCAAAACGACCAACTCGTTCTGTTGCTAGGGGCATGGGTTATTTTTCAAATAACAATTGATTTAATGCTTCCATTGAATATGGGGCTGTGCTTCTTATACCTCCAGATCTCAAAAGGTTGCTTCTTCCAGATTCGGCAATTTGAGATGCTCGCAGTTGCTCCATTAGTTTTAAAATATCTTGTTGTCTTTTTGGGTCTGTAGATAACATAATATTTTTAAACGCCTCTTGTTGCTTTGTGCCTGTATCGAATAAAACATTTCTACCTTGTTGAGCTATTTTTGCTTGTGATCTAATCCCAGCAGATCCAGTTGGCTCTCCAAGGGCAACTGCTAAATCTGAGAAAAATTGAAATGGTCCTGATAATTGTTGTTCGTTACCGCGATATGACCCACTTAAAACTTTTTTGCTTGTTTTTGCAATCTCATCTTCTCTCGATAATCTATCAATAAAGCTATCAAATCCCCCAGAACCAGAAAATAAAATTTGTATTTTATTTCTTAAACTTGGGCTATTTGTTAATTTGTCGGCAAGATTCGATGAATCTGCTATAGAATTAATTCCACTCAAAACATCGTCAAAAGCACCCATTTTGAAAGCATCTTTTTCAACTACAGTTTTTAAATCATCATATTCTTTACTGTAAATTTTTCCAGTTTTTGTTTTCATTAAAGTTTTGGCTTTTTGACCTTTTTCAAACGCTTCTTGTAAAGCAAATTTATCTGAAGATTGTGATAAAGCGTTAGAGTAATCATCGCCATCAACAGAATTTTTTAACAAATCTCTAAATTGATTTGTTATATTTTTTCTATTACTTGCTGATCGCGGGCTTATTTTGTTAGATGCGGTTGTTGTTCTGAGCGCCCAAGTTTGCTCGTCTGCTGCTCTTTTAATTTGATCTAAAAACGCCAATGGTAAAGTTTTATTAACACCAATAATTTGACCATTTTCGTTTTTTATTAATAGCTCTTCTAAACTAGGTATACCCAAATCCTGTATTCTTACTACAACACCAGGATTTAATTTTTGAGCCTCATCTTGATAATTTTGTATTGCTTTGTCGTATGCTTTTTTAATGATTGGAACTTCTAAAAATTTATAAACTTCTAAATTTTCAACATTTTTGTTGTTATCGTAAGCGGATTTATAAAGGGGAGAAACTTTTTTTTGTATCATATTTGACAGCTCTTCTACCCCCGTTTCAAGATTAATTCCTTCTGTTTTAACCACCTTGTTTGCTGAGTTTTTTAAAGATTGAATAATTCGAGTTGACTGTATGTTTGAAACTTTATCCTCTAATAAATCTTTTCCTTTTTTGCTTACAGTTCCAGCTGCCCTTTCTTCAAGTTGAGTAGAAATTGCAGAACCAGGAATTTGAACATTCATGCTTCTTAGTTTATTTTTAACTGCATCACCACCATAGTCAGCAAGAATTTCTACGGGAGTAACACCTTCTAATTTATCCGCTGAAATGTTTTGTTGTATTTTTAAAATAATTTTGTCAATATCTATTTCATCTTGTAAAAAATCAGCGCCAATTTCTTTTATTTGATTTTTTTCTTCTTTTGTAAAAGTTACATCCTTTGGTTGCGGTGCAGATATTTTTTTTACAGTTTGAATAATTGGTTGAGCTAATTTTTTAAGCACATATCCAGTAGCAGATAATGCTGGTGGTAAGGTAGTGCCTATTGCAGTACCCAATAATCCGCCCCCCAATGTTTCCAATGCTAATTGTCCAGGATCTTCAGTGGCAGATGTTTCGCTATAACCAAGCCCGCCAACTGTTCCTTGAGCAAGGCCAACTTTTGCTCCTTCTGCTATTCTTTTTGGCAAAGTAGCTCCTGGCTTTGTCATTCCTCCAGCAAGAAGTCTGCTGCTATCTAAAATTTGTTTTGCTCTTGCAAGCTGTGGTACTGCGGCAGCAGTTCCTCCTGCCGGGCCTCCTAGGAGAGTTGAGACAATTACAGGAGCAACCGCCCCACTAATATTTGCAGCTAGTGCTGATTTTGGATATAGCCTCGCATACTCTTCTAGTTCTTTTCTTTTTTTGTCTCTTACTCTTGTGTAAGTTTCGCCAAGTTCTTGTTCTGTAAAAATTGTCTTTGGTAAATTAAATGCCTCGGCTAATCCAGCTTTAATTTCATCTGAAGTTCCAATAGTAATACCTTGTAAAAATTCAGCCGCTGATCCTTGTGCTTGCTCTAAAGCAGACATTGAACCCTGTTGTTCAGGTGTAATTTTTGGTTTGCCTTTAGCGGCTTTTCTTAGCTCTAATTGTTGATCTGCTGGTGAAAGACTATCAAAATTTTCTGGCACTATTAATATTCCGTATTCAACAGTATCAACAGTTTTTGTGCCTATTTCTTGTGTCATTATTATTTTAAATTAATTTTTTCATCAGAAAAATCTTCAGCAGACCAAGTTTTTCCAAGCTCTATTCCTTCTAAATTCAAGTCTAGCCCAGAAAAAATTAAGTTTGGATTTAATCCAATGTTGTTGTAAAAATAGTTAGTTCCTTCTCTGTAGTTGTTATAATCTTCAACCAAAGTATCAATTGTTTTGGTGGCTAAATTTAAAATATCTGCTTTTGTTTTCCCTGTAAATCCAGTACCCTCGGCTTTTTTAATGGAATTTCTTAAATTATCTGCAAGACCTTGAAACTCACCAAAACTTCTAACCTCGCCCTCTTTTACAACAGAGTCATCTAATTGTCTTATAAATTGAACCATTAAAGCATATGATGCCGCTCCACCCTCAGACTTTGCTGCATCCAATATTTGTTTATAATTATTTAATCCAGAATTAACTGCTTTAAATGTTTTGTTTTCTGTATTTCTTGAAGAAATTAATTGTTTAGAAAGCTCAGTTGCATCTGTTGGTTTTGCAAGTTCTAGTAACTGTATTCCTTGGGGCGTGTAACCTTTATCTAAATATCCTTTACCAAGAGCAAAGTAATATTCTTTATTAGATTTATAATCTTTTCTATTAATATTTTTAGATATATCTTTAAATGCTTGCTTTTCTTCTTGTGCTTTAAGTTTCTCTTCTTTTATAATGTTTAACTTTTCTCTCTCAGCAGCTCTTCCAACAATATCACGACCTGCAAAAGCATCAGATAACCTTGCAGCTAACTCACGCATACCAGCAGTTTTTGCCGATTCTTTTTCTTGGTTATATTGTGTGAGTTCTTGAGGCGTTAATTCTTGTAATTGATCTTGGCTTAGAATATCTGCACCACCAAGTCGAGAAACATAGTTTCCACCCATTGATTTTAATTTTCCAAAACTCATATTAACTCCTAACCAAATAACCCAGCGATTGTGCCTAAGATATCACCCGCGCCAGTTTTCTTTTTACCTGTTGTGCTAATTAAAGAAGGCATACCAGAAAGGCCAGAAAGTAAAGTACCAAGCTGTTGTTGACCATAACCAGAAGCTCGTAAGAATTCGTTGTAGGCTTGATCCATAGCTCTTTGTTGTAGTTGCTGTTGTTGTTGTCCAACACCACCTAATAAACCTAAAGCTCGGTATTGATCTTCTAACTGACCACCAAGCAATCCAGCTTGTTGTTGTCTTGCCCGGAGTTCTAACTCTGGTTGCATCATAGCTGCACGACCTGCTATGTCTAATTCTGCCATACCAGTTTGTTGTGCTAAACGCGCTTGTTCTAATGCTCGTTGCTGTGCTTGTTCTGCACCTAATAATCCAGCTTGTTGTTGCAATCTTGCTTGTTCTAAAGCTCTTTGTCTTTGTGCTTCAAATCCAGTTAATCCTGCTTGTTGTTCTAGCTGTGCTTGTTGCAAGGCCCTTTGTTGTGCTTGTTCAGCTCCAAAAACACCTAATTGTTGTTGTCTGGCTAAATCAGCTTGAGCCGCTTGTTGTGCTTGTTGGAAACCAGACTGTCTTAAACTTGCTGCTGTTCTTGCTGCTTGTTCAGCAAAAGGTCTAGTTGCTTCTGATTCAATTAATGCAGAGCGAGAGCCACCAAATGCACCCGCACCAATTGCCCGGGATTGTGCTTGACCTCTAGCCAAATCAGATTGTCTTTGAATGTCTTGTAAAGCCAAATCAATGACTTGTTGTTGGTATGGTGATTGGTAAGCACCCATATCCACATCTAGTAAACCTCTAAATTGTGGAGCTTGAACTGTGCCTATTTGTGCAGCAGTTGGCCCTTGCAATTGTTGTATAGTTGCCGCTTGTGGTGCAGCCACTTGACCGATTTGTGCAGTTCTGCCTGTTACCGGGCTAATAGTTGGTGTGGGCGCGGTTGCCAATGCTTGTAAACCAGCGCGTGGATCATACTGTTGAGAAGCACCAACCATACCCCGGGTTGCTTCAAATTGTCTTAATTGATCTGGATTAAATCCTGCAACTTGTGCGCCTGTGTATGGAATAAATGGTTGTTGTGAGACACCTTTACCAAGGTTGTAAGCCTCTTGGTACATTTGTTTTTGCCATGCTGGCAATTCTTGTTTTGATGTGGTTGATCCTTTACTCATAATTCTTTACTAATTAAATGTTCTGATTTGAAGCCCAAATGGCTTATTTTTTTTAACCATCCTTTTCTGCCACCGCCATATAATCTTTTACAACCAGCGGCTTTTGCAAATGCCTCTAAGGATGGCAACATATCCTCTAACTCCTTGTAATCACCACCACAAAACAACAAGTTCATTGCTGTATTTTGGGGGAATACTACAAATTCAGTTATCATAGCCGACTTCTTAGCTGGCCATAAATGGAATATTCCATGTCTTATTTTATCCTCTATATCGTCTATTGTATAGGAATCTTGATGTTTGATAGCTTTTGCTATATATGGCTTACAGCGTTGCCACTGTACTTCCCACTCTTCGGGTTCTTTTTTAATGGGTGTGACTTTATTAATCGCCTTTTCCATACTCAACGATACTCATGTGTATATCTAAATTACCAGCATGATTGCCTTGTACTTTAATAATTTCACCTTGATGAATAATAATCGGTCTTTCTAATAGCTCTGTAGTGCTGTTAGCACTAATAACCTTGCCACTGAATAAATTAAAAGTATCTGTATCATGCGTATTAGTTACATCTATTTGGGTTTGTTGACCTTGATGCTCACACACTAAAAATGATTGAATAATAGAAAAAGTAAAATCATCACCAGAAGGTGATGTATAAACAGTGTAATCAGTGTTAGCCAAAGTAATGTTCATATGAACATTCTCCGCCCTTTGTATGTACTGTCTTTGTGAGGATAAATCCATTATCTTTTACCTCTTGGTCTAATGTTTAATCTAATTTTTCCTACTTGAAAGTCTTGTGTGGTACTGCCTGTAACTGTCATTTGTACTTGTCGTGCAGTAAACCTTGCATCGGTATAACCATCACTTTCAAAAGTAAAACTGCCAAAGTCGGTTTCTGCACCGAGTGGAGTAAATTTACCTTTGAAACTAAGGGTGACACCTGGAAGCGTGTTAGCCTCTTCGTCTGGAATGATTTGATTGCATTGGACATAATTGTCACCATTGCCTATTTCGATAGGCCCAGAGGTCGCATATGGAACAGCATCGCCTAAATTAGGTGAGTTACCTAATACAGTTGATTCGTGCTGATACACAAAACCATCGCTATCTGCTGAAGTTGGGAAATCAAAAACACCTTGGTCAACCCAACAACCTCTGTCTAGCTCACCAATAGACCAAACATTTTCACCATAATTCCAAATGACGTATTTGTTAGGAGCGTATTGATTATCACCGCTTGGGAATCCCCACCATAATTCATTGAAGTTAGAGTTATGTCCACCCCAACAAGCCTTTCTACCTGGTACATTGAGTTGATCGTAAACGTAATCATGCACTTCGCATGGTATTTCTCTAACAGTACCATCGTATACAAAGAAAGAATTTTCACCCATCCACGCTAGGAAGTTACCAGTAGAAACAATGGATCTTCTGCTCACTGCTTTACAGTTAGTTCCAGCATCAGCAATACCATAAACAAATGGTGAACCTGCATAAAACATTCTGCTGATACCTGTATCACTAAAGATAATAATGTCATTACCAAATGATGCTGCCATGATAGCTCTGCCACCTGTAGGGATTTGTAAATCACCTGCGGTGTTAGTAGCTTTAGATGTCCAGTTAGTATTATCTTCTCTGTTTGACCATGATATTTTTCTTGGATCTCCACCCGAACCTATGGCAACCAAATGTCTTTCGTTGGTTACAATAATGGCTTGACACCCTGTGGGTGCGTTAGATACGACTGTGGCTATGGTATCGGGTGATCCACCTGCTGAGTCTGGTCGCCATTGGTAAATCTTACCATCGCCAGAAAAACAGAAGTTTAAATGTTCACCCCAATTGTCAAAAGAAAAATGACCTGTATCTAAGGGCAATCCTGATTGTGAACGAGCATCACCATAATCTTCTACATTGTAATTGTATGCACCAAAACCAAGAGGGTCTTGACTTGCATCATTAACAAAGCCTACGGGTGTTATATCAGTCCAGGTGTTTTTGTATAAAACATAAACCTTTTCTCTTGTACCAACTGCCAGTATAGGCTGACCTAAATTATCGTTATAGGCGTACATCCCAATGGGTGCGCCGTCTAGTGCTGTGGTTCTAAGTTTTGTCCAACCACCAATAGGTTTTAAATATCCGTTTTCAAAACGGACTAAATTTCCATCGACCCAACGGCCTTTATTGGCATAATCAGTTCCATTCTTGACTATACCTGCAGGAGGTGTGATTGGAAATAATGCCATTCAATTAAGCAACTAATTGTTTTGTTTCGCTTGTTGGATTTATTTCTTCTGCAATTTTTGCATCAAGGCTATCTTTTAGAGATTGTACCTCTTCTTCACCCATCGCACTCTCGACCCAGCCTTGTACTTGAGCAGCAGTTACGCTGTCAAAGTCTGTAAAATCAGAAAGATCAGATGTGTCTAATGCTTGTGTTCCATAAACACTTGCTGTGTAAGGATTACCCTCTGGATCTACTTCAGTATCAGTGGCGTTTATTCGCCAATGCACGTTATAAATCACATTGCTGTGTCCTTCGTCAGTAGGATATACATCCACTGTGTTTACATTCCATTCATATGATATTGCCATTTTATGCTCCTTTTAATTCTGCTACATCGGCTTGTAGCTGTTCTATTATTTCTTGTTGTTCAATCATTGCTTTAGCAAGTAATGGAACAAGTTTTGATTGGTCAATGCCTTGGTATTTAGGCTCACCTGCTTTTTCGTGATCCGCAGGGTAAACTTCGTCTTTAACACCGCCTACAGATTCTGGTACAACTTCTTGTGTTTCGTGAGCAATAAAGCCATCAATAACAGTATTTGTTGGGTCTTTAATCCAGTTAAATCTTACTGGTTTAAGTTCTTTTAATCTTGGAATAGCATCCCAATCATAAGTTACATTTTCTTTTAGCCTGTAATCTGATGAAGTTTGATATTCCACACTATTAGAAAGAACTCGTATTCTTCCTGAGTCTGTGCCTTGTTGTCTGAAATCTATTACATAAGTAGATTCTGAGGCATTGACATTATTTAATATTAAGGCTTCATTGCTACCAGAAAAATCAAAGACTTGTGTGCCTCTACCATCACTGCCAAAAGACCAGCCTACAACTGTTGCATCTGTAACAGTTTTTGTTACAAAAACATTTTCACTTGAATCAATGGTTAATGCATTAGATGTAGCATTATCGTCAATACCTGTTGAAGTAAATCCTGTAATTTTATCGCCAGAGGTAAGAACAATATCAGATCCGCTTGTGCTGTTACCAGCAGTTAAAACTTGACTTAATGCACTTGCACCGCCTGATTGTGAATCAACGTATGCTTTAACGGATTGTTGTGTTGGTATTAAAGTGGCTGAATCTGAAGCCATGTTATCTTCGTCAACCCAACCAGTTATATTGATTGTGCCATCATTCAAGCTGCCGAATGTAAGTGCTGTAATGGTGGTTGCAGCAATTGTTCCGCCTTCTACTTTATCACCACTAATTTGATTGTCAGCTAAAGTTAAAGTTCCAGCAGATACGTCAAGCGTTTTACCAGCACCAACGGTGATGTCTGAGGTTGCAATGGTAGATCCGTCAATCGTTCCGCCATTAATGTCTGCGCTTGTGGCTGTTAAACTTGTAATGGTGATAGCGGCTATAGTGCCACCCTCAACCTTATCGCCTGATATTTGGTTATCAGCAAGTGTTAAAGTACCAGATGAAACATCTAAAGTTTTACCAGTTCCAACATTAAGGCCCACGCTTGTTCCTGTACCATTGGCTGTAAAAATGCCATCCAAAGAATCAAGATCGTTGTTTAACTTATTTCCCCAGGTATCAGTGGATGCACCAACCTCTGGTTTGGTTAAATTTAAATTAGTTGTAAATGTATCTGCCATAATGTGTTAGTGTTTTTAAGTTTAATTATAAACAATATAATTAGTCTTAGTATAATTATTCTTCTGTAATATTTTCAGTTAAT